AAGAGTGGCCGGCATTCCCGACGGCGCCGACGGAATGCGGTGGAGTCGTCGAAGCGGATCACGACAGCCGTGGCCGTGGGCTCGGACGCAAGAGCGACGACTCGACGTGCATCGCACTGTGCACGCAGCATCATCGCGAGCGCTCCGACCACTCGGGCACGTTCAAGCATCTGACGCGTGACGAGATTCGTGCGTGGTTCGATCGCGCGCAACTCAGGACGCGAACGGCTTGGGATGAGAGCCGAGGGATTTGGGTGTCGTGATGGTGTCGACAAAGTTCACGTGTCCGCGGTGCGCCGGATGTGCATATGGAACATCGCGACACAACGGTACGGATATCGGGCAGTGCCACACGGAACACTGTGTTGGCTTTCAATGGCCTCGTGACGAGGACTGGTTGCACTTCGAGGTGCGCGTCAGATTCGAGTGCAAAGAAGCATACGACCGGGCATGGGAGAGCGAGTTCCTTATCGTCGAGCACGTGCCTCGCGATCATCAGAAGGCGCGCGAACAAGCCGAAGAGCGGATGTTGTTTTGGAGCGACCGACTCCAGAAGTTGGAGATCGTGTGAATCCGAAGCTATGTCTCTGGTGCGAAGACATCGCGACTACAACCGCGGTCGCGACACCGTGTTGCGATGCGTGCGCCGCATCGGCCGAGACACGTGTACTGCGAGCACTCAAGCGGTGGCGCGATATCGCCGCACGAAAGAGGCAAGCACATGGGTAAGCTGTCACGCACCAAGGGCCGCGCCTTCGAGCAGAAGCTCGCGCGCATCTTCCGCAAGCGTTGGCCGGCCGCCGTCGTTCGCCGTGCATCGCAAGCCGATCGCGCGCATCAGAGCGACGTGTACATCGCGGGCGGCCCGGCCATTCTCGGGCGCTTATGGATCGAAGCGCAGGATGCCCGCAAGCCGGATCCGCTGAGGAAGTTGCACCAAGCCGAGCGCGACATCGGAGCGACGTCCAAGGCACACGGCGGGCATCGTTTGCCTTTGTGCGTGTGGCACCGAATTCGTGAGCGCGAGATTCACGTGACGACGCGGCTCTGGGTCGTGGATGAAGCGCTAGCGCGGTTCGTTGACGTGCGGAATACGCCAGTCACGATGACGCTCGACGACTTCTTGGAGTTGCTGTCGTGAGCGACGTCGACTTGATGAGCCTCGTGAAGATGGTCTACGCGGCCGGCACCGAACGCCCGCGCTATCTGGTGAACCCCGAGACGTGGCGAAAGCTCAAGCAGTACCAATTTACCCGAGCCGGCCAGATCGCGCGCAACAAGCGCAGGAGCGGCCGATGACCACCTGCGATGCATGTGGTGTCAAATGCGTTCGCATGGTGGCGGACAAGACAGGGCTCGTGCGTCTGCTCTGTGAAGACTGCATGCCGCCCGTGCTCGCGAACGGCACACAGCCCGGCAATCGACCGGTCACTGACTTCGCGGATCACGTCGGCATCAACGCGGCTCGTGACATCGAGATCGCTACTGCTCGTGCAGAAGCAGCCGTCGAAGTCCTTCGCATCCTTGTTCGCAGCTTCGAGCGCGAGCTAGCAGGCGGATACGCAACCCATGAACAGCAGACAGCGCTACGACGAGCTCGGGCGCTGATTGCGGAAGCAGAGGGCGGATGAGGCACCTCTACATGAACCGATGCCACGACGAATCCGAGGTGTGGTGCGGCAAGATCGACTACTTCGCCGATGGCGAACCGACCATGGACGTTGGTTATACAGACTGCGGAGCATGCCTAACGATGGTCGCTTCGGTTGGGCGCGCGGCATCAGGCAGGCTCCGAGATCTGCGCCCGAAGGATTGGAACGCGTGCCCCATCGAAGCGCACGCGAATGATTGCGACTGCCAAGGATCGGCAGGTGACCGATGACCGTCCAAGAATATCCCGCCATCGACGTACGCAGTTCGTGGGTCATCGAAGACGGCTGGGCGCGTCCACTCGGTTCACGCAAGCTAAACACCGAGCCCTACCAGCCCATCCCACTCCACGTACGCGTACGGCACTGCATCAAACACGCGGACACGGGGCTCGAGGTGGCCAAGGCTGAGATCGCGCGCCGTATCCGTGCAAAGGCGAGCCGGTAATGGCCGCGTGGTTCATGCTCACGATGGAACGGCTCCGCGCTCTGCACGCTGGAGCATGCGACGACGACATGCGTGTCGTGATGCGCCGAGACGAGCCGCTGAACCTGGCGATTCGCACGCGCGTCTACCGCGATGCGCTCCGCGAACCCGGCTACGAGTTACAGCACCTCACAGTGCGTAGTGCGCGCGAGTTGCGGCTCCTTGCGCGGCAGTTGGAGTGGTTCGCGAACGAAGCCGAGCGCCCGTGTGAGCCGTTCGAGGAGTACGATTCATGAACGCCTGGCATCTACTCCAGATCCTCAAAGATGCGAGAGACGAGGGTCTCTACGTCGAGCAGTCGCGCATCGTCGAAGAGTTGGGGCTCGATGCCGAGTACGTCAGGCGTGTCGACGTACTGCAGCCATTCCGTGACGCGCTTAAGAGACAGTCGGTGACGATAGCGACCAACACCGAGCCGTTCAGCGTAGGGATGTACGTGCAGTGGTCTCCAACTGGCGAGCGCTTTCATGAAATGCCGACCAACGCGCGCATCGCTGCCGTAGATCCCACGTCCGGCACCATCACCATCGAATGGGATGAGTCGTGAACATCCAACGCGACAGCATATTCGGCTGCATCCTGGTTCTCGAACCTCGCGATCGTGACGGCTATGGACGCATCGGCCGCCGTCTCGCCCATCGTGTGAAGTACGAAGAAGTGCACGGCGCCATCCCGCAAGGCATGGTGGTCGACCACCTATGCCGCCGAGTCAACTGTATCGCGATCGCCCATCTCGAACTGGTCACCAACGAAGAGAACCAGCGCCGCAAATCCTGGCCACGTCGAGCACGCCAGAAGCAGTGCAAGCACGGCCACGACATGAGCGACGCCATGGTCACGAAAGAGGGCGGGCGATTGTGTAGGACGTGCGGGAAGGGTCAGAAGTGAGTCGACTCCCAGCATTGCGCCAGTTCGCATTAGCTTGGCTAGGAGCGTTCAAACGCAGTGAGACAAGATGGAAGCTCGAGCACAACACGCTCGTTTGTAGGCCATCTGATGCATTCGTAGCGGTCATCGATCACGAGTACACTCCAATGTTTAGGGTGTGGATAAGTGAATAGGTGTGGACAAAGTCTGAATCAGACAGCGATATTCAATACCTACCACGTGGAGGGTAACCCCGCGATCCGGGGTAGTACCCGCGGGCATGCTAAGGCGGTCGGGCAAATTCACAGGTTTTCCACGATCCAACATGGCTAAATCACACAAACACACAGAAATCACCGTCGATACGCTCATGTCGACCGGCATCGAGGCGCTTGGCGAGTACATCCGCGATGCGCGCGAGATGCTGAGGGCCAATCCGGGCGACTCGGACCGCGCCGCGACGCTGGCGAACGTGCTGACGAAGGTCGCCACGGTGCAGGCCGAACAGCGCAAGAGCGAAGCAGCACAGCGAAAGGCCGACGAGGACATGTCGCCAGAGCGAATGCTCGAACGGATCCGACGGATGCCGGCAAAGGACCAAGCGCAACTAATCCGGCAGATGCAGACCGTGGTGTCGGATGCAGGGAAGAGCGGGCTCGCTTGATCCTCGTCGATTACTTTTGCGCCGCCTGCGACGAGACCTTCGAGCAGATGGTCGACGCGCCCGCACCCGACGCCGTGCAATGCGAGTGTGGGGCATCTGCCACATGGTCACCGTGGCCGGTCATGGGCCGCGTCAAACAGAACACCGTGACGCGCGGCGGCTGGCAGAAGCCGGAGCACCCGGGATGGGTCGATACGAGGGAGCTCGGCGAGGGACAGCCGATCGAGGAGTACCGCGAGAAGCGGCGCAAGATCCGCGAGGAGATTCGCTGGAAGGAGAATAAGAACCTGTGATCTCCCATCGCCTCGCATCCGCCGACGATCGCCGCTTCGTCATCGCGTCGTGGTCGGCCTCGTTCAAGGGCTCCTATGCCGCAGGCATGATCTACTCCGATGGCGTGCCGACGAAGGACAAGCACGGCAACGTGTTCCTGATCGACTACGCCGACATCATGCACGCACAGATCGGCCGCGTACTCGAGCAGCAAGACACCCGGACCTACGTGGCCTTCGAGAGCAAAGACCCGACGTTCCTATACGGCTTCATCGCCGGGGATACGTCGGATGCAGTACCCACCGTGTTCTACGTGTACGTGAAGCTGCCGTATCGAAAGCACGGCATCGCGCATGGCTTATTCGGCGCGCTCGGCGTCGACCCCAAGCAGAACTTCATCTACGCCTGCCGCACCGATGATTCGACGCGGCTTTCAGACAAGATACCTCGCGCTCGCTGGAATCCTCTGGTAGCGCGATACTCGAAGGAGAACGCAAGGAGATGGCCGCCATGAAGGACGTGCGTCGGTTCACACTGGAGTTGTCGGTCGTGGAGAACAGCACTGTGGTGCACCGGAGCCACGTGTTCGCCGACGGGCCAATCCTTGGAGTGCATGTGTCGACGTATCACGACGGAGATCCAAATCGCGCCATGCATCTCACCGCGATGATGCCGTGGAAGGACGTCGAGCAAATCGCCGCGTACGTAGCCGGCGACGGCCGGGACTCGCAGCGAGTCGCACTTTCCGATGGAATCCTTCGCGGGTTCCAGAAGCCATCCGAGATGCTGATTTACCGTGGCGGTCCTGCCGCCCAAGCGAAAGAGAGCGACGAATGAGCAACGAGACGAAACCGACACCGCCACGCAACGAGATCCGCGTCAAGCAACTGTGGTTCTCGCAAGGCCAGGGCCGCGAGATGCCGATCCCAGGGCCGCACGGTGGGCTCACGAACATGATGAACGGGTTGATTGCCGGCAAGAATGCGCGCGGCGATCAAACCGAGATCACGTACATCCCACAGCAGCGGCATCATCGCGTCGTGTACTTGTCGGCCAATGGTCCGGCAGCAAGCAAGACGTTCTACGTGCACGAGTCGTGGTGCGTGTACGAGGCTGTGGAGTGAGCGTACCGTCCGAGTTCGATGAGATCGTGGACGCCGCGATCGATGCGTGGCGCGAGGGGCGCCCGTGGCCCGATGGCGATGCAACCGACGCGCTGCTCGTTCGTATGACCCACGTGTTTCTCGACCGCGAATTCGCATCGATTCGCGCGACGATGGCCGGTCGGCTACGAGGCTGGCTCGACCAGGAGCCCGATCGCATGACGGATGACGAACTGCGGATCGCGTACGAAGTGCACGCGCGGCGCGGCTACTTCGCGAAGCTCGACGAGCGGAATGCGAAACGCGGCCCAACGCGCATCGAGAAGGAGATGCACAAGCGCGGCCTTCGTATGTGGACGGGCCACGCGCAACCGACGCCGACGGCGATCGAATCGCTGCGGACGCCGACACCGACACGCGCAGAAGCCGACGCGCATCCCGCGCCGTCTGACTAAGCCCTGGGCAAGGAAGAAGGCGGGCGCGCGTGTCCTGTCGCCCGACGAGGAATGGGCCGCGCATGTTCGGCGCCGCATCGTCGCGGACTGTCATCCGTTCCAGGCGGACGGAGTACGTGACTCCAACGAGCTTGTCGTGTTTCGTGTCGGTCGTGGCGGCGCGAAGACGACGACGAAGCGCGCTCGCGCACTGATCAAGCTGGTCTCGTTGCCGCGCGTTCGTATCGGGTACGCGGCGACATCAAAGGAGCAAGCCCGCGATCTGATGTGGGACAAGCTCAAGGAGTCCTGTGAGGCATACGGCATCATGGACGACTTCTCGTTCCTAGATGCGCCGATGCAGATGACATGCAAGCGCACCGGGTCGGTCTACAAGCTACGCGGCGTCGAGGACAAGAGAGACGCCGAGAAGTTCCGCGGCTTCCCGCAGAGTGAGTTTCAGATCGACGAAGCCGGCTCGTTTCCGCCCGAGTTGCTGCGCTACTTGATCGAGGATTGCGTTCAGCCCCGTATCGGCGAGGCGATGTCGCTACGGTTTCTCGACGACACGGGCGAGCACATCGAAGTGCAGCGCGGCGGCTGCATCGTCATGGGCTCGACTCCCCCGGCGCAGATGTCCGGCATCTTCTACGAGGCAACGCGGGATGGCTCGGCGCTGCACCGACCGTACGAACTTCGCGATCGCGAGGACCTCGCCGATGCTGAATGGTCATCGCACGCGTGGACGCTCCAAGACGTCATCAAACTGCCCGACGCAAACCGCTGGCCGGCGCTGCAAGCGAACTGGGGCGCGGCAGTCACGCGACGTATCAAAAAGGGCTGGGACGAATCGCATCCCGTCTGGCAGCGCGAATACCTCGGCAACTGGTCTGCCGATCACACCACGACGGTATTCCGCTACAAGCCGCACAAAGACGGCCAACCGTGGAACCAATGGGCGCCGTATGGCGATCGATTCGTCGAGGGCGTCATCGGTCTGCGGCTCGCGATCGAGGCGCTGCCGAAGGATGCCAGCGGCAAGAAGCAGTCGTGGCGCTACGTCGTCGCGATGGACATGGGCTCGCGCGATCCGTTCGCATGCAACGTGTTCGCGCTGTGCCCGGCCGATCCAGACAAGCGCATCTATCACGTGATGGCGTACGAGCGACAAGGCATGTACGCGCGGACGATCGCGGAACTGCTACTCGGCCCCGATCTCAAGACCGACAAACCGGGCGGCGTACTTGGGTTGACGGGATGGCCGGACGGAATGGTCATCGATGCGGATCAAGCGCTGATCGACGAGATGGCCAACGTCTACGGCGTGCGCGTGAAGAAGGCCGAGAAGCGGGCCGACTACAAGTTCGGCGCCGTCGAGCTCGTCAACGGTGACCTGCTCGACGGCCGCATCAAAATCATCGCGAAGTCGCCGCTCGAGTCGCAGTGCGCAACGCTCCAATGGAAGCCCGACGACAACGGATTCTTGAAGGAGAACAAAGCACAGCCGAATCACTCGTCGGACACGCTAATCTATGCGCACAGGTTGATTGCAATGCTGTTCGAGTCAGGCGTGGTGTCCGACAAAGCCGAACAACCGGCGCCGTATGTCGATCCGATGGGGCTCGATACCGGCGTGCAAGACGAACCGGACTTTACAACTGACTCCGAATTCGTCGACAACTGGGGTAACCAGTGAGCGCCAACGATCAAATCAGATTGCTAGTCGAGTGGGCGCCGAAGCTGCGAGAGGCCGGCATTCTCACCGTCGAGGTCGAAGGCATCAGAGCCACGCTTGCACCGCACGAATTCAAAGCGCCCGAGGTCGAAGCGGACGCCGAAACCGACGAGGAACAGTTCGACGTCCTCAACGATCCAGCGACGTACGGTCACACCAACGCTGATCTCGTCCCGGGTCGTAAGCAACGGAAACGGTGAGCACGCAAGACCTCTGGTACAAGCAGCCCAAGAAAGCATCCCACGACAAGATCTTCGAGTACGTCCGACGTATCTCGGACACGCAGAGCGATTACGCCGATCGCTGCGTGAAGCTCGAGGCGCTCTACGATCCGTATTCGCCGGCCGGCGATGACGGGACCGACGCAGCATCGAAGCTCGTCAACGTGCAAGAGAACGTCGTCGCCTCGAATATCGATACGGTGCATGCCGCCGTTGCGACGACCGAGGTCCGCGCTCGCATCCAGACCGACGGCGCCGACTGGTCGACCCAGCGCCGCGCGAAGCACCAGGAGTACTACGCCGAAGGTCTGCAGAAGCTTCTCGGCATCCACAAGAAGTGCCGGCTCGCATTCAAGGCGTCGGCGAAGAAGGGCACCGGACTGGTCAAGATCCAGACGGATCGCTGGGGCGAGATCCGCGCCGAGCACGTAGCGATCGAGGACATCGTCGTCCCGGACGTCGACTCGCGTGGCGATCGGCCGCCGCTACAGCTGCATCACGTAATGCGCAACGTCGACAAAGACGAGCTCTGCGCGGAGTACCCGGAAGCCGAGGACGAGATCCGGAACGGAACCAAGCGCACCGCGCGGTTCGGCTTCACGCCGTTTTCCGACGACAAAATCACCGTGATCGAGTCGATCCGGCTTCCGATCGGCAAGAAAGGCTCGAAGGGGAAGGCGAAGTACGTCCCGGGTCGCCGAGTCGTCTGCATCGAGAGCAAAACGCTTCTGGACGAGCCCTATCACAAAGCGCATTACCCCTTGGCCGTCATCTCGTGGCTGTCCCGCGAGGGTTCGTTCTACGGAATCAGCCTCTCCGAGCGGATCGCCGGCATTCAGCGCGCTTTGAACAAGCGGAACTGGCAAATCGACCGCGCGCTCGACCAAAACGCGAACCTGACGACCTATGTCCGGCCCGCGGACGCCCATCTCACGGTCAAAACGTCGAAGATCGGCAACATCGTCCCCATCAAAGGCGACTATCCGCAGACTCCAGCGCCTCCGGTGGTCAACCCGGAGACGTACGCGAGCCGGATCGCGCTCAAAGACGCCGCTTTCGAGGAGTCGGGCGTGTCCCGACTGGCCGCGCAGAGCCACAAACCGGCAGGGCTCGACTCTGGCCGAGCACTTCGCGAGTACCGCGACCAAACCACGCAACGTTTTGCTCCTCAAGAGCAGGATTTCGAGCAGCTCGTGCTCGATTGCGTGTGGCTCGCACTCGATTGCGCGAAGGATCTCGGCGCCGACGCCCCGATCATCGTCCGGCAGTCGCGATGGAAGCCCCGGATCGAATGGGCCGATGTCGATATGGGTGATCTGAAGATTCAGATCGCCGCCGCGTCGACGCTGAATCGTACCCC